AGGGTGATTATATAAGGAGGAAAAAGAATGGGAGTTTTTAGATGTGTAGCTTCAAAATGGAAATCTGCTTTTACTTTTAATTTAACTGATACAAATACCCATACATTTAATCAAACAGATTATGTAACAGTTAATTGCGCTTATAATATACAAAATGGAAATACAGGATCAACTGCTTTAAGTCTTCATTTATATAAATATTTTGAATCTACTTAGGTGACACAAGGAGGAACTATAACAATTAATCCAAAAGCCACTTTTGAAATAACTTCTTTAAGTAATACAGCATTCGCTGGTTCACTTAGTACTAATAAACATGAAATAACTAATGTAAAATATAATAATACAACTAATTATCCTGGTAGTAATACTAGTCCACAAGTTACTTTTAAAGTTAATTTTAAAATTAGTTATACTCTTAAAGCCAGTACAGCTAATACCAAAGGCACATATTATGTAGGCGGATTACTTTTTGCTATATGGAATCAACCATTACCAACAATTTCAAGCGGTAATTCATTAGATCGTAATCAAATTAATTATTTAAGAAAAGTATTTAGCGAAGTATCAAGTAGATATGATAGATTAAATGGTACTCCAACTACAGCTACTGATTATACAGTTGTAGCAGGAAGTTAGTTAGCTGAAATTGCCTCGGGAACTACTATTAAAAAGTCTCATTTAGATGAATTAAAAACAAATATGGAAAAATGCGTTACTGGTGGTGCGGGACAAACAACAACTATTGGCACCTTATCAAGTACAAATAGTACTAAACCATTAGCAACGGATATTAATGGATGGTTAAATACAGTTTCTGGATCTAAATATTTTAAAGCAAATTATAATATAGTAAACTCTAATTAATAATTACTTGACATATTCCCCAATTTATATTATAATATAACCATAGAAATGGAGGAAATTACATTATGAATAAATACTCAATCTGGTATCTTCCCTACAACAAGCGCTATCTCATAACCCACCCCTGGAAATGGTTCCGTTGCGCCTGGCGCAATCTTTGTGACGCATGGCGCCGCTCTGTCTATGGTTTTACTTGGAGTGATGTATGGGACTGGGATCATTGGTTCACGCGCGTCGTACCAGATATGTTACGTCATATGGCAAATCATGGAAGCGCCTACCCTGGTCACGCTCCATTTGAAACTCCAGAAAAATGGCATGATTGGCTTCAGTATATAGCTCATTTGATTGAAACCGCAGATGAGGAATGGCAAGATGAGCACAACGAATACCATGAAGCCTATATGAAAGAAATCCTAAAAGATTGGAAGCCTTGGGTAGAAGATGAAAATGGTATGCTCCATCATACTCCTAGCAAGCCATCTGATCTTCATGAAAAATATATGGCTCGCGCGCGGGAACTAAGCGAAGAGGGAGAAAAGAATATCGCACTTGCGCTTAAAGAAATTGGAGAACATTTTTATTCAATTTGGGATTAAAATTATTATAGTTTATTGGGACTGAAAATACTTAATCATAGAGGTGATAATATGATAGGTATTTATAAAATTGAAAATATAATTAATCATAAAAAATATATTGGTCAAAGTGTAGATATTGTAAAACGATGGTAGTATCATAAAGCTATATATAAGACATTAGACCATTCTAAATTATATGCTTCTATGAGAAAATATGGTCTTGATAATTTTTCTTTTGAAATTTTAGAAGAATGCACTATTGATAAATTAAATGAAAGAGAAATTTATTGGATAGATTATTATAATACATATAAAAATGGATATAATAGTACACCAGGAGGACATGTAGGGCCTGTAAAAGCAGTTGATCAATATGACTTACAAGGCCATTATATTGCTACATATGCTAGTATGAGACTCGCGGCAAATATGTTACAATTAAATGAAAATAATTTATCTAACTGTCTTGCAAACAAACAAAAAAGTTATGGCGGCTATCTTTGGACTTTTAATGGTGAGCCCGCGCCGCAAGAATATATTGATAATAGAATAGGTCATACTACCAGTTCCAATAAACGTACTATTTAGTAGTATACTAAAGAAAATATTTATCTTAATGAATATGAATCAGCACATGAAGCCGCAAGACAAATAGGCAAGCCCAAATGCGCCAATCATATTACTGAATGTTGTCAAGGAAAACGAAAAACATGTGAAGGATATAAATGGAAATATAGTGAGGGATAATGTATGGTTAGTAGACTAAAATAGCGCACAAGTGGGCGCTATTACTGTAGTAATTGTATGCTTATGTAGCCTAATCCACCGCGCGCAAACTGCTGCTTTTGCGGCGATTGGTTTGAGAACTACGAAAGTATTCTAGTTAAAAATCATATAGAAAAAACTACAAATGAGGTAAAAGAAAATGAAAGTAACATACTTAGAAAGAGTTGAGTCTCGTATGGCGTTTAGCCGCAAGAAGTATTGCCCCGTATGCGGTGGCCATGAATACAAAGTGATTGAGGTATTGGAACCAGCTTTGGATGAGCCTTGGTATATACAGTGCGCGCAATGCGAGTATACTGGAGAGAGCGCGCCAACTCGTGACATAGCAATGATGAGGTGGGAAACACTATGATGATTTTAATGTATATTATTACAGGTCTCCACATTATAAGTACTATAGTAGCACTAGTTATGTTGTACCTGTATTGGCGTGATAATAGATGTTAACACTTTTTACCGCGCTTGAGGCTCGCGCAATTTCTTACCTTGTCTCTCCAGAAGATTTTTCTATATATACACATATTGAGGTGCGTATATTAGATAGTGTACAGCATGGCGCAACTCATCTTATCTACGCGGGCGCGATGAATAATCATGTAATTGATGCGTTACGCGCACTTGGCTATGAAGTAACATGCCTTCAATATGAAGGACGAGAAACAATGTTTAGAATAGATTGGACTAATATAATGTGTCCAGACAGTTTAATTTGCCCTAAAGAAATAAAGCGTAATAATCATTAACTTTAATAATGTTAAATTGGAGGAACAATAATAATGCCTAATACTATTGAAGAACTTGTACAATTAATAGCAAAACGTGATTCAATAAGCGAGAATGAAGCTAGAGAAGCCATCGCGGTTGCGGCCGTAGACATGGAAACCGCATTTTACAACGGAGATTTAGATCTCGCAGAGGATATCCTTAGAGGAGATTTGGGTCTTGAACCCGACTATTTAACTCTCTTTATAAATTAAAATTGGCGCGAAAGCGCCTCTTTTTTTATTGTTCAAATAAATTATTATAGTTTCTTACATTATCTTATACCTAAAATTAGGAAAATATAAAGGAGGGATAATATGACACAAAATTATAACTTACCGCCGGATCCATAGAATGCGGTACTCAAACGTATTTATCCCTGGGATGAATATAATGTCACACTAGTAATGAATTGGTTATATGCTTAGGCGCAAAAGACCGGCTTTACTGGCACCTTTGAAGATTTTAAATTGAGATACGGCGCTTATGTCGAAGCGGCTGACCCTCAAGATATACACGACTTAATAGAAAATTACTAGGGTACATATCACATTACACCTCTAGTAAGTATAGAATAGGTTCTTCAAACAAAGAACAAAGTACTTAATTAGAATATTATTATCGAACCAATACCTGATAGTATAGTTAATTAGTATGAATCCTATAACGGGAGGTACTAGGTGACTCCTATAGCGAATGTAGATTAGGTTCTGCGCACACGCAATAAGGTATTAGAAGAAGATATGATAATAGAAAAGATTCCTTATAGCGCCGTTAGTAATAATTCTGGCGGGCGCACAATAACAATAGGCTGAAGGAGGAGATTTTATGGCAAATAATGAATATATTAATAAAGTTATATTTGGCGGCGATACCTTAATTGATTTAACGAACGATGATGTATTGCGCGCCGACGTAGCTGCAGGTAAGTATTTCCACTTACCTTCTGGTGAACGCACAACCGGTACCAGTACAAAAGATGCGGATACTAGCGATGGTACTGCTACGGCCGCGGAAATACTCGCAACAAAAACTGCGTATGTTAATGGTTCTAAATTAACTGGTCAAATGA